GTATCAGGACCTGATGGCAACCAAAAATATTCACCGTAATTAATAAGTTTATCATAGTCTACAAAACTTGACCAGTTATAATAGTCTTGTCTAAATAGTCTATCTTGGTTTGTTACTGTTGCATTGTTATATCTTAGTGTGTTTAGTGTATCACTGATGCTACCAATACTCTGTATGGTTCCGCCTGCGTCTTCGTATACTACACCAGGCTCTAACTGATAGTTTTGTCTAAAACTATTAGATTCTGTGATGTATCCATCACCTTTTCTAAAATTTTCAGCATTTTTTCTGCCGATAAACCCACTTACTTTAATTTTATCTTCTTCACTAACAAGTTGATCCAGTGTAGCATTTAAGAACTTTTCGTTCTTGCTGGTTCTAAAAACCTCAGGTAGTAAAGTGGTTGTTTTTCTTATTGCCATTAGTAACCATATCCTCCAGAACTTGAACTACTTGAACTACTCGAACTACTCGAACTACTCGAACTACTCGAACTACTTGCACTACTCGAACTACTTGCACTACTTGCACTACTCGAACTACTTGCACCACTTGAACTAACTGTAGTAGCATTTGACACAGTTGTTACTGCACTAGCAGTACCTGTGCTACTTACACTTTCTAATGTTGTAATATCAGCTGTGCTATTAACAACTGCACCAGAAGCGCCTAACTGTGCTGCAGTTATTACATCAATAACTTCAACATCATTAACTGTGGCTGAACTAATAAAAATTTCGTCTCTCGAACTACTTATTTGATATAAACTTCCAAAACTACTTGTAGATACCTTAGGTACTACTACAACACTTAGCACATCAGGTGCTAGTGCATTGTGTAAATACGCACCTAGTTCACTAAAATAAAATGTGTCTCCAAAGTCCCAATTATCAATACTAAAATAATTATTAACTTCTTCAACTACTCTTGCTTTTATTTCGTTATCACTTACTAGAGTACTTAAATTCTTTACAATTTTAAATGTTGCTTGCAATTCACTATCCGCCTTATCTCCAAATAAAGGTCTATAACTAACACTATTAAAGACTATAGCATCACTAACACTCTTACTTGTTTCTAAAGTTCCATACGCATCACGTAACTCATTTGTTCCTGGCTTTACAGGTTTTGAAATCGACCCCGTAACGTCTGTAACCCAGTTTCTATAATCTGTATTATATGTTGTTGTTAGTAGATACAAATCAATAATATTACTAGGACTTGGATCAATACGTCTGTTATTAGGTGCATTGTGTGTATATTGGAACAATAACTCACTTCTTCCAATCTTAGTTATATAATCTGTAGTCTGTGTTAATGTTTTAACACTGCTACTATTAGTGCTTAAAACATAAAATAACCCTGTAGTGCTTGCATAAAATATCTGTCCATCAGCATATGTTGTCTTAACTCCTTCGATTAAAGTTAAAGTTGTGAATGAAGTTTGCACACTAGTATTTGGGACTGGCTCAAATCTAGTATAACCACTGTTATCTAAATAAGTTTTATAAAAAACAACCTTCGTACTGCTGTTTGTAAGAGGTGCTACTACCACATCAAAAACATCTGGGTCATCGATAACACCGTCACTGTCTTGATCCGGAAATGTTACTTTAATTCTTTCACTGAGAACAAATCCATCATCTTCAACAACTGTATTGTCAACATTCATAATATAGTTTTGTCCAAAACTAGTACTGCCATCTGGTATACTATTGACTTTTAACATAACGATCTTATCTTTAATAGTTTTAGCAGTTCTAGGATCAAATATTTTAAGATCTTTATCAAAATAAAATCTTGTTTCTAAATAACTTTCAAATATGTACTCTAAACTTCTATACGTTACTGTATAGGTTTCTCCGTCGTTAGTAAACAAGAATAACCAACTAGCATCTAAATTTGTTGATGTTATGTCGCCACTATATCTTGTACTAAACGTTGTACTTTGGTCTAAGTTAGTTCCGTTAATAATTGTCCATGCTTGAGTTTCAGTGTCGTATCTTAAACCAAAAGTTTTATAATCACCAACGTTAGCGATAATCTGTTGCCTTACTGTAGTTGTAAATGATGTATTCCATGGATAAACTACACTATCAAGTATTGCATTACTAGGAATAACTTCACTAAGTGTTACTGGACCTAATCCACTATCCAAGTTACCTGCTCCTTGATTAGTTCCGTCTTCTACTAAGTTACTACAACTTGCCCATATATAAGTTTTAGTATTTAAATTACTAGTACCTGTTGCAACAAGATTATTATTAACATCAAATACAAATCCTGTTGGTGCAGTAAATTTAGCAAGTGCTCCTTCTTTGAAGTACTTAAGATTGTTACTTGTATAAAAACTAACTTTCTGAGGACTACTATCGATGTTTTTCATATACCCAGTACATACACCTGTGCCTATCGATGTTTGGCTCCATGTAATACCTAAATCAGTCTCGTCAATTCTAAAGTAGTTGTCTAAGAAAAAATGATACATTGGATTTGCTTGCATTACAGTTTCAACGTTCTTAGATAACGTATTACTAATATCACTATCAGTAATAAACGTAAAGTTAAACTTAGGTATTGTATTATCTTTATAAAAGATTCCATCTTCTGCTACAATGTTAGTTGAACTATATTTTCCTGTGGTGTCTCTGACATCTAAGTATCTACTAATACCACTTGAAGTCCTATTAACTGCTTTACTCTTAATAATATTATTAAAACTTGTAAACGGAAAAATTTGATAATCTTCAGCAGTAACCATACGATTCTGTGTATAATATTGTTGTTGTGCTCTTTGCTTAACATCATTTAAGTTTTCTCTAGCACTAGAATTTGCAATAGTCTGTTTTAAACTCATATTAACTGTTAGTGTTTCAACTTGACTACTATGACTTACATAAGGTACAGTTATAGAAATATTATTCATATCTTGTGGTGAAATCTTATATGTAAATCCGTTACCAACTCTAAAGTAAATTCTAAAGTTTCCTGTTGGTATATTTGAGAATACACCGTCTCCAAAAACTAAACTTATTCTATCAGCACTTCTGCTCTGTACACTATAAAGTGTTTTATTTTTTTGGTTTAAACTATTAAATATAACATTGTTGCCACTAATCGCAGGAACTTTTGTCCAAAGTGTTTCTTCTGCTCCGTTTGAATCTAACTGATATAACCAAACATCGTTGTTATCTATACCAGTAACATCAACCTCAACTACTCTATTAGGCAATGCTTCATTTACATTAAAATCTAATGTCTGTAATCTTCCTTGTTTAAAATAAAAGAAAAATCCAGTGTTAACACTATTAAATCCTTTGCTATCATTCCTGTAAATTGCATTTATAGTACTGTTTGGCTTTGGCGCAACTTCGTATAGAAAGTCTGTGCCACTGTAGGTTCCGTTAACAAGTTCAAAAGGAAACTCTTGTGTGCTAACTGTATTTCTAAAATCAAATATTGGAACAGTATTTGGAACAATACTTAAATTATATTCTTGTGTTGCTATTCCGCCAACTGTGCTACTCAGTGCAGGATTACCGTATCTTTGAGTTTTAACCATTGCGGCATTCATAATTGTTGTGAATTGTTCTAGGAAGTCTGGGTTTGTTTCATCTCCCCAAAATACCTCTAGGTTATCAAGACTATTGCCGTTGCTATCTGCTAAAATTTCTGTTGTACTTACACTGTCAACTTTTAACAATCCTCGTGAAATCTGACTTCTCTTAGGAAAGTAATTTAACATCTTCGCAAGACGTAGTATACTATCTCTGCGTTCTGCAGTTTCTAAAAAATTCTCTCTAGCATTTAAATCTGTTCTGAAATTTACACTCTGTGCAATATAAGCAATAAGATCTATTAGTGCAATATATTCACTGCTTTCGATATAGTCGTTAAAATCCTCTGGATAGAAGTTACGAAGATAATCGACCATTGACTTACGAATAGTTTGAAAATCATAACTTTGAAAGTCGATTTCCTTAAACGACTGATATACTTTAGTCCAATCTTGTGCGGCAAATAAGTTGCTTGATCTAGTTGTGTGTGACATCGTTAATTCCTTACAGTGTATTTATTTGACTTATAAACTGCTAACATTATATTAATTGATCGTTCCGTCTTTTCTATCAAAGTTTATAACAAGTTTCTCAGATTGGTTACTTTGTACATAAAGTAATTCTATTTGTGCTTGTAACCCGTTCTCATATTCGTCTATAACTAAATGTTGTAAACTTACCCTAGGATCTTGTGCAATAGTACTAGTAACTTCTTCAAGCATTAAGTTCTTTACTTCAGCAGTTAATGGCTCCATAATTAAATCTAATATATTGCTTCCAAAGTCTGGACGACCAACCTTCTCACCTTTACGAATTGCAAAACTGTTTAATAAGTCTCTTTTTAGTAAATCAGAATCTGTTATTTTTGTAGTACTAAAGTTTCCACTTAGTGTACTAAA